GGATTCCTGCTGGGTGGGACTCACACCGAAAGCCCTCCAGAAGCTATCACGGGTGCGCCAATGTATTGGGGAAGAGCGCGCACAAGCCCCCCCAGCCCACTCAATTCGTGCTTGGTATGCCAAGCCACCCAGCTCATCAGTAAACTTACCAGTACGCCCATGCGTAATAGCAGCTTGGTACATAGCCTGGTGTATGGGCACCCCTGCCGCCATGGCGAGCCCACACACTCCAACGTTACGTAAGTGTACCAAGTAATCCTCCATCCTCTCAACTTTGGGTCCTCCAGCAAAGTCTGTATTACAAGCCTTCTTCCAGTTTCTCACCAAAAGATAGCCTTTTTCAGTCCACACTGGACGAGATTGGCAGAACTCAACCTCCTCAGGAATACGGGCAGGCTCTTCCACCTTCATCCGCAAGCCCCATCGTTCATACCAACTGTTGAGGGATTCTAGCGTATTAAGTCTACTTTCGGGGATAAACATCAACAAGTCATCGCCATCATTAAGCACATCTCCGCCTTCAATGCCATGTTCCAAGTAATATAACTTGGCCAGCAGGCACGAAATGATGCAATTTCCCAATGAAGTGTTCTGATCTCCAGAACACCGCATCGCCCCGATATCCGCGTGCACTATGCCATCGCGACACCGCGCAACTCCCTTGTTATGAAGCTGGCAGCGAAGCAATGAAGACAAAAGCTTATCGCCTTTATAGCATGCTTTGTAAATGGCGTGCTCTGCAAGCAACAGCTCCCTGCCTATAGTTTGGTCGAACCTAGACGCATCCAGTCCAACACAAACGTACCCAGGCTTTAGCTTATTAGCTATCAGCTCGCCTTTTGCAAGCTGTGTAAGCCCTTTTGCAACACAAACATCAGTACCAATGACCTGCGCCAAGGCATCAAACACCCGATGCTCTAATGGCCGTAAATATTTCCCCAAGAGGTAGTTAAACCCAAACGACCGTGGAGATACGATCCTAGGGACCTGCTGCTTAACCCACAAAGTCGAC